TGCCATGGCTAATCGACAATTGGATATCTGGGTTGTTTGAAAATCTTATCGTGGACGAGAGCTCGCGATTTAAGGATTCGAGCACGAAACGTTTCAAGGCGATCAAGAAGGTTCTCAAAGAGTTCAAGCGCCGGCTGATCCTAACCGGCACACCAACTCCGCAGGGCATGGGCGACCTTTGGTCCCAAGTAGGCATCTTGGACCTCGGCGATCGGCTGGGTAAGACCCTCACCGCGTTCCGAGACTTGTACATGTACGTCTCTGAGAGGAACAAGCACACCGGTGAGATATACAAGTGGTCAGTTCGCCCCGGGATGGATCGTCAGATCATGGACAAAATTTCTGACATCTGCTTCAGCCTTCGTGCGGAGGACTATCTTACGCTACCCGCCCTGACTAACTTGTACCATACAATTACATTGTCTCCTGAGGTTATGTCTAAGTACAAGCAACTGCGCAAGGAGATGGTCAGCGAGATCGACGGTAAGGAGGTCACCGCGGTGTCGGCGGCGGCGCTGGCTAACAAGTTATTGCAGTTCACCAGCGGGACTGTCTATTCCGAGGATGGTGAGGCAATTTCACATTGTGAAAAGATAGAGTTTCTTGAGTCGTTGGTTGAGGAGAACCCCCACCCGACACTTGTTTTCTACCACTACAAGACCGCGCTTGCGAAGATACGTGAGGCGTTCCCGGACGCTCAGGTTTTGTCGGACGACAACTTAGACATGTGGCGCGCGGGCAAGGTCAAGGTCATGCTCGCGCACCCGCAGTCTGGGGGCATCGGTCTGAACCTGCAGTGCAACGAGGGGCAGATCGCCCAGGTGGTTTGGTACGACCTACCATGGAGTTCTGAGAACTACATCCAGGCCAACGCCCGGGTGTACCGACAGGGCCAGGAGAAGCCCGTGATCATCCACCACCTTGTCGCGGACAAGACGATAGATGAGCAGGTGGTTAAGGTCTTGGACGGCAAGATAAGTGCCCAGGAGGCGCTCATGAACGACTTGAAGATGGAGGTGTGATGGACAGGGTACAACTATTCAACGAGGTCGTGCGAGCCTCCCGGGCTATCGGGGTGCCGAGCACGGACGCGACCAGCCTGGACCAGAAGCTGTCCGAGGTAAACCTTGACAGCCTTGACACGTTGTTAGTAAGCATTTACTATTGTGACATCTACGGGATCTCGGAGGAGCAGGCCAAGAAGTTACAGCCCAAGACGCTCGCCGAGATCTACGAGTTTATCGACCAGAACAAAACGAGAGAGCCGAAGACCATGGAGGAGGCGCTGAAGAGGATACGATGAGGATATACCTGACAAAGTACAGCACGCTAAGCACCGAGGAGCTACACCTCGTGGAGGATCACGCGTACCCGCAGCGGGCGCACTTCTTCCCGGAGCTGCTCAAGGCGACCAAGTCTGGCTTGTTCTACACGCCACAGCGCGCGGTGGAGCGCGTGGTCACGCCGGAGATGGTCGGGTACATCCGGGGCAACCCAGTCCCCGGCAAGACGGGGTTCATACTCGCGGGTGGTTCCCAATCCTGGAACTCCGGGGGCGTGCCCGTAGACGAGAGGTACTTCGACAACTCCCTGGCGTACGCGTACCGGATGGAGATCCTCACCGTGACGAACATCTTCGGATCTCGGATCGCATCGCAGATCGGGGCCACGGACTACACCGCGACTGACGCTAGCACTTGCGCGTCTAGCCTGAAGGTTCTCATGGACGTTCGTCACCTGATCAACCTGTACGGGTTTGACCGCGTGATAGTCCTCGGCTTTGAGGACACCATAAAGAACCAGCTCCTCACCTTTTTTGGATCGTCCGGCACCACACTCACAAAGGAAGACGACGACCGTGGAGCCAAGCCCTCATCCTTCGACAGCGTCAACCGCGGGTTCTACCTGGGACAGGGTGCGGTGCTGGCCGTGTTCGAGTCGGACAGGGCGCTCAAGGATAACCCCCAGGCAGAGCTCCTGGGGGCCTACACGGCCTCGGAGCACAACGCCAACCCCATAGGCCAGCTCGAGGACGGGCAGGGCTACACGAGGGCTATACTGGGCACCCTGGGGGATCGTAGCCCATCGGAGGTGGCGCTGATAAAAACACACGGCACGGGGACCGGGATGAACAACAAATCCGAGAGAGCCGCTATCGAGGGCCTCTTCGACGAGTTTATCGCGACATCTTACAAGCCACGCATTGGACACACCATGGGCGCGAGCGGGTTGTTGGAGACATGTCTGCTGTTGGACGGCATAAAAAAGGGAGAGATACCGGAGATAAAGAACAGAACAGAGCGAGACACAAGATTTATATCAGAGCCCCAACCCGTTCCGAGGGGGCTCATGCTCTCGCTAGCGGCAGGCATGGGGAATGTTTTTTCAGCCGCACTATTTAACTACCATGATCATCACAAAATATAAAATAAACTGCGCCGCCCCGCGGCTGTCAGACGAAGAGCCGGACTTGATGGAGCAGGAGGACGTGGAGGGGATAACGTCGACGAGCTCTGAGGGCTGGGTGCCCTGGACGCACGACGACTTGATAGATATACGCAGGATCGTGGACAGCAAGATGCCCACGAAGCAGAAAGAGGTCGTGGAGGCGTTCTTAATGGGCAACACCGCCGCCGACCTTGGGGTTACGGAGAAGTACTGGAGGTATCACCTTAAACGAGCGCTTGAGCTCATACGCAAGGAGATGGGGGTATGAAGCACTACAAAGAGCTGTCAGAGATTGAGAACATTAGCATCGACCTGGAAGTATTCGCGAGCGCCGTGCGCGTGATGTCTTTTGGTGCGCCAGAGGCTAACAAGCAAGACGTGGACAACATGATGCACTACATCTCCTCCGAGCTGGACAAGATAAACGACAAGCTCGGGCATTCCTTTAATGAACTGTGGGATTCCGTACGAAAGGAGAGTTTAAGTGAAACCAATAAAAAAACTAAGCAAAACAAGGTTTGATCTCGAGGACGCGATCATGCGCCTGTGGAGCTCCGACCAGGACGTTGAAACTGTATTCAAGTACTACTACGACCGCCAGGGGGAGGTTGACGTCGAGGAGATGGCTAACGCGTTGCTGGGGATAAAGCAGCTTATCCACATTCGCGGAGAGCTCGCGTTTGAGTTATTTGAAAGACTGATAAAGGAGGAGAAGATATGAACCGCGAGATGAGAAGGCTGTTGGCAAAGCAGATGAAGCCCATGAAGGACCCCGTCAAGGAGGCCCAGCGTGTCGAACGAGCCTCTGCCATGACCAAGGTCCTGATCAACCAGGCCCTGGGCACCGTCAAGGCGGCCGACCCAAACTCTAAGAAAACAAGGAAAAGTCGAGGGGCAAGAATGGGCGGTTGTTTGTATAGGTTGAGGTAGGGCACGTCGGGAGACGCCCCTTTTTCCCAGCACAGATTTCCACAGAAAGGGAAACCATGGAAGGTTTCAAGAAACTACCCAAGATGGCCGGAGGCGGAACGCCGCCCAAGCCAGAAGGCACGATCATGCCCGCGCCGGTGCGCCCGTTTAACCCCATGTCGCCACCCAAGAAAGAGGGCGTCAGAGGATCTGGCAAGACCCTGGCCGAGCTTATGGGCATGGACAAGAAAAAGTCCGGCGGAAAGGTAAAGAAAAAATAATGGCTACCCCATCCAAACCCGGTCTTTATGCCAACATCGCAGCCAAGCGCGAGCGGATAGCCAAGGGCTCAGGCGAAAAGATGCGCCAGCCCGGGCAAAAGGGCGCGCCCACCGCGAAGGCGTTCAAGGAGTCGGCGAAGACCGCCAAAAAATAATGGCAAAGCAAAAGTTTACCTTCAAGCCCGAGATGTGCGAGACGCTAGTCGAGATGGGCAAGCAGGGCGCGTCGCAGAAGATGATGTGGTCCGAGCTCGGCATCAGCAAGGACGTGGCCGAGAACTGGAAGAAGAAGTACCCAGAGTTCGCGGACGCGCTAGGCGTTGCGCTGGTGCACTCACAGGCGTACTGGGAGCGCGAGCTGCTGGCTAACGTAGGGAACAAGGCGTTCAACTCCAGGATCGCGGAGATCGCCCTGCGCGGTCAATTCCCCACGGACTACAAGGAGACTAGAGACCAGAAGCTCGAGGTCAAGGCGGACGTGGTCGTGGACTTCACCGGCGCGGTTAATGATCTGATCTCCCAGCTAAAAACAGCAAAACAATAACCAACTAAATTAGTCAACTACTGAACGGGACAGCCCAAAAAGCTGTCCCGTTTTGTATTAGTAGTAGTACAACTTAACCGCTAAACAGGAAAACCGACATGACCGCTCACGCCGTTCTATCAGCCTCCGCATCAAAACGTTGGCTAACATGTACACCCTCGGCCCGTCTCGAGGCCACACTCCCAGAAATAAAACGATCCGCTGGCAGCTTTGACTACAGCCAGGAGGGCACCATGGCGCACACGCTGGCCGAGGTGAAGCTTCGCCACCACTACGGCCAGATTGGATTTGAGGAGTTCAAGAGAGAATCCGAAATCATCAAAGCCACCCCCTACTACAATGAGGAGTTTGAAGAGTATGTCGATAACTATGTGCTATATGTACGCAGCCAAATTGGTGAGGGGGACACTCCTCTATTTGAACAACGTGTGGATTATTCTGACTGGGCTCCTGACGGATTTGGTACTGCTGATGTCGTGGTACTGTCGAAGCACAAGGTTAGAGTCATCGACCTCAAGTTCGGCAAAGGCATCCCCGTCGAAGCCAAGGACAACCCGCAGCTCAGGCTCTACGCGCTCGGCGCCTGGAGCAAGTTCAAAGAAGACTACCCGGAAATCAAAGAAGTCGAGTACACCATCGTCCAGCCCCGCCTCGACAGCATCACAAGCGACGGCACCTCGATCGCGCGCCTCGTCGACTGGGCGAACTACTTCGTCAAGCCAAAAGCCAAAAAGGCCTGGGCGGGCTCGGGCGAGTTCGTAGCCGGAGATCACTGCCAGTTCTGCCGGGCGAAGGCAACGTGCCGGGCGCGCTCAGACTTTGTCAACGAGGTCGCCGCGCTAGAGTTCAGAGAGCCGGCGCTCCTGAGCGACGAAGAGATAGAGATGGCATTTTCCCGAGCGGGTCATTTAAGGTCCTACGTATCTGATTTGGAGAATTACTTTACCGAGCGGGCAATAAACAAGGGCCTGTCCCCCAAGGGTTACAAGCTCGTCACCACAAAGACTCACCGGCGCATAACCGACGAGCCACTGGCGGCTACGATATTGCTTGACAAAGGTTTCAAGGAGGAGGAGATTATGGAACCGGCCTCGTTAAAGTCGATCGCGAAGCTGGAGAAGCTTGGCAAGAAGGGGTACGTGTCGGACCTGTTGTCGGTGCTAGTAATAAAGCCGGAGGGTTCGCCCAAGCTAGTCAAGGACGAGAACGACGCCGCGGAGGATTTTAGGTGAGCAAACGAGAGCAGATAGCCAACAACTACGTGGGCGGCGACGAGCTGCTGTTCATGGAACAAGAGTACTTCGACGATGCCATCATAGGGGTAGCAACAAGCTCCCTCGGCATGATGGCCGTCGCGTACAGCGAGCCAAAGGTGATTGATCTCATAATCAAGCACGATAGGATGACCCCGGACGAGGCGATGGAGCACTACCAGTTCAACATCCTTGGCGCTTACGTTGGCGAGAATACCCCCGTGTTCATTGACGACTCGGTGCTAGAATGAGTCCCCACATCTTCTTGAGCCTGGTTGGGTTGATGTACATATTCACCACGCTCTCGTACTTTAAGGTGCGTCGGATTGGCATGATGGTGGCGTTTATAGGGTACACCATCGGCCAGGTTGGCCTCATAATTGACTCGTTTGAGGTTGGCGATAAATCAGAGTAGAATTGCAGTACCGGCACGGACCCGCCGGCTTTCAGGGTCATTACGTTAAACAAGGAGCCTAGTATGGCAAAGTCAGTAAAAGTAGTAGTTGGACCAGTTCGTTTTTCTTACGAGTCGGTCTTTGAGCCAAAAGCAATGCAAGAGGGAGCCACTCCCAAGTTCTCAATTTCTTTGCTTATACCCAAAACGGACAAAGAAAACGTTGACAAAATCAACAACGCCGTTTCAAAATCCAAGGAAGACAACAAAGAGATTTGGGGTGGTAAGATCCCCGCGGTGCTCAAGGGAGGTCTTCGTGATGGTGACGCTGAGAAGCCAGACGATCCCGCATACAAGGGCATGTACTTTATCAACGCTAACAGCCAGCAAAAGCCTGGGGTTGTTGACGCCGACCTGAACCCAATCCTGGACCGTTCGGAGTTTTACTCCGGCTGCTACGGGCGTGCGTCAATCAGCTTCTTTGCGTACAACACCAGTGGGTCCAAGGGGATTGGCTGTGGATTGAACAACGTGCAAAAGCTCAAAGATGGCGATAAACTTGGCGGGTCAGCAACCGCCGCCGAAGACTTTGCTAACTAAAGACTTCGTTAACACAGCAACAGTAAATTAAATAGGAGTTTAATATGTCAAAAGCAGTTAGCTTAGACTTTTCAAAGTTCTTTCCGACCGACCAGTCGTTTGTCGCCGTGAAAGCCCGCGCGTCACAGGGTGATGATTTTTATGTTAACCTGGCCTTCGGTGACGGCGAGAACAAGGTAACCTACTACGCGAGCGAACACAACGCGAGGGAGGTTATGAAGCAGATGCAGTTCATGCTCGAGGGTTTGGAGAAGAGCATGGAGTTCTTGCAAAAGGCAATCACGCTGCCGGTGTCGCCAGAAGAGGTCAACCCCGTATTCAAGTGGTTCGATAACGCCCAGG